GACTATGTCTGCCAAGCAGAAGGCGCTCTCTAAAGTCGCTCCAAAAGTTCCCTCGTATCTCTCTAAGTTCGGCACTAGGATAGCTTCTACTATTGGTCTGAAGAGCATTCCTGTATTCGGCGCGCTCGTGGGAGGCTACTTCTCATTCAGTAGATTCATGTCTGGCGACAGCTGGCAGGCGATCGGATATGAGTTCGCTTCCGGTGTGGCTCCACCGATAGGCGCGCTCGGAGGTCCTGCTGGTTACGTGGCCGGTGTGTCGACCACCATAGCCATTCAGACCTATCTCATCTGCCGCGACATCTATCAAGAAGAGAACGCGACAGACATCAAGAATAACGTGGTCCCTAATTTCGATGACTTAGAGTGGTCGGAGCGAGTTCAAGTCCTCAACGCTGTCAAGGGATACGTAGAGACTTACATAAATGGTCTGATCGGCAGGAGCAAGACTTCAGACGCTACTAAGGCTTCGTCGATGAGCAGCTCGGGTGCCGCTCTCGGTGGTTCCACTCTCGGTGGCGAGATAGCTGAGACTGGAGCAGGCACTGGTGCCGCTCTTGCTGGTGCAGCTGCTACCGGAGGAGACTCAGGATCTGGCATGACTGGAGCCGGCGGAGAAACGGGCGAACAGCAGACTCAGAGCGCTCCTCCTGCTACTGGAGGCATCACTACCACGGTCGCTCAAGACATAGCATCCCAGCGAGCTGAGATACCAGAGGGACAGATACCCGAGACGACTGCTCAGCAGAACACCTTCATGGATAGGTTAGTGGGCGACTCTCAGCCGCCGATGACACCTATGATAGGCGCCTCTCCTAATGATTCTGTAGCAACTTTCGACACTACTACCGACCTCTCTAGCATGTATACAGGCAGCGGCAGTCTGGAAGAATTGAAGGCTGAGATCGCGAGAGGAGAAGGCGACTACGCCTCATACAACAGAGGAGTCGCGGGTGATACTCCAGCTGGCAATAGGACCATAGACATTCAGAATCTCACCGTCGCAGAGGTCCTAGACCTTCAGCGACAGAGACAACTCTTCGCAGTCGGTAAGTATCAGTTCATACCCAACACGCTGAGAGAAGCTGTAGCCTATACCGGAATCGATACCAGTAGGAAGTTCGATTCTACCACGCAGGAGCAGCTATTCCCTTACTTGATCTCTGACGCTAAGAGACCTAAGCTGGCCGGCTACATATCGGGCAGACACGACAGCGTCGACTCGGCTCTAAACGACTTGGCGGCAGAATTCGCCTCGATACCACAGTCCAACGGCAGAGGTCGATACGATGGAGACTCTGCAGGTAACAGAGCCGCAGGCGGCCTTCAGAGAGCGGCTAAGATCAAGGCTATCTTGCAGGGCATGAGGCAGTCTGGCAATCAGACGACTGCGCCTCAAGAGATCACTGCGATGGCCAGTGGAGGAGTGGTTACACCTCTTCCGTCTGACAGCCCGAAGGCAGGCAGAGATCTCTCGAGTGCTCTACAGCCTCCGAGCACAGTCAAAGAAAGAGAGATGGAAGACGAGTTCTCTACTTCTGAGAGGACCATCGACGCCAGGAAGAAGACTCAGGCGTCTCCTAATGGAAAAGAGAAGAAGAAGAATTCGATAGCCTCTTACACTCCCTACATGTCGTATCTGTTCGGTTCTATGACCGAGGAGCTCAGGGCTCACACGAACGGGGAAGTGACGGCTGACAGAGCGTTCAAGGAAGTAATGGATCCGCTAAGCTAAGATGGCCATAAACATAGAACTACAAAACATACAGACTAGGATAGGCAACTCTTTCTTGAGAGCGTACTACCCTATAGACTATCGTAGCAATCAAAACATCCTAAAAAATATAGACCAACTCTTGGATAGAGAGAATAAAGGTCTTCGATCTCTCTCTGGTACTACTAGTCTCATTAGTCAGAAGATAGGCAAGTCTCTCACTTCTCTTGCTAAAGAAGTTGACGAGATGAGAGAAGCGAGCGACAGTCTGCAGGGCAAGATCGCTGCCGGAGATGAAGCCCTCGGTCAGACTTCGAAGAGTGCGACAGACGCGTCTAACGCTCTCCTCGGCTTCTTAGTAGCCGGTGGATTCGAGGCTCTTAGGAGTCTCATGGAGAGAAGGAAAGCCGGTGGAGCTAACGCGCCGGATCAGAAGACTCCTCCTAAGACGAATGCGCCTGATGACAAAACGAAGAAGCCAGATGGCAAGTTCAAGATACCCAAGAGTCTCGGAGTCTTAGGTCTAGCATATGAATTGTGGAACATGTGGTCTGAGTTGCAGGCCCTCGATCCGAATACGAAGAAGAGCGAGTATCGCCAAGCAGTATATCAGATAATAAGTAGAGCCGTCGCCAGCCTAGGTCTGGCGTGGGTAGGCGCTTTCTTAGGTGCGATAGTCGGAGGAGTCTTAGGATTCGGTGCCGGCGCGGTGCCTGGCTTCATAGCTGGTCTGATAGGAGGCTTAGTAGCAGACTACACTCTCGGAGATACAGTCGATGAGATGGTCAATCAAGTCGTAGACTACCTCTACACCGGAGACGAGGAAGAAGAGGCCGTCGACGAAACGCAAGGCGCACAGGACTCTACTATCAGTAACACGGAGGCGCCTGCTCCTACTCCTCCACTGGAGCCTCCGCTAGAGCAGGCGGCTATGGCAACCGCCGTCGCGATACCACTGGCCGCGCCTATAGTAGGACCTACTCCACCGACTCCTCCTGCAGAGCAACTAGTAGATCCTCCAGTAGAGTATCCTGGACCTGTAGCTCCTGTCGACCTCGAGCCTTTCAGGGAACAGGCCAGCATGCAACAGAGCGCCAGCGGAGCGGCGCAAGAAGCGGAGAACAGAGCTAGGACGATGATTCCTCAGACTACCGAGGAACAGAATAAGCTCATGGAAGAAGCGTATGGTCCAAATACGCCGCCAGGTCCACAGACGAATCAGGCTAACGACAATCAGGCCACGTTCGATACTACTTCAAATCAGGCGGGTGGAATCGGTGTTCAGCCTGGACAGAGAGTCAGTAGTGTCCAGGTCATCGAGGCCTACGGTCCGGGAAGACCCGGTCGACCGGTTCAGGCGATACGAGACATCGCCGTCAGGGCGGCAGAGTCCGTAGGAATGACGCAGATAAAGTTCACTAGCGGCGTGGGTGATTACATAAGTCCTGAGCGAAGAGCTAGGGGTCAGAAGACTACTAAGCACTCTGAGGGAATAGCGCTAGACGTAACAGGATTCTCTAACCAGGCGCAGAAGGTAGCCTTCATGCAGGCCGCTCGTCAACTAGGCGCAGGTGGAATCGGAGCCTACAATAACGGCAGCGTCCACATAGATCTAGGACCGTCGAGGGAGTGGGATGGCGCGGTCGGAGTTCCAGGATTGGCCGAAGGCGCGAGAGTATCTAAACCGACTCTGGCTCTCATCGGTGAAGGAGGAGAGCCAGAGTACGTCGTACCTCAGAGCAAAGCCATTAAGTTCGCTCATGAGATGTTATCGGCACGACCACAGACCAGGACAAAGAAACACACTCACGTCATGGTCGTGCCGATTCTCACTTAAGAGTCGCCAGCGAGAGTCTTGAAGAACTCGAGACTCTCATCATCATCTTCTACTACTGCGCTCTTCTTCGACTCCTTCGGCGTAGACCAAGGGAGATCATCGTCGTCGCTCTGCTTAGTAGCAGGAGCGGCCTTACGAGGAGCCGGAGTCTCGACCACGCTGTCAGTCAAGACATCATCGATACCGAGCACCTTGTAGAGCTTGGCCTTCAGATCGTCGTAAGACTTGAAGTTGGAAGGATCGAGGAAGGGCTTCAGCTTGTGCTGCCTCTTCCAGATCTTCTCGAGCTTAGCGTCGTCGTCGAGCAACGGACCAGACTCAGAGAACTGAGACTTGTCGTAGTTGCGATAGCCCTCGACGTTGCGGATCTTGACCTGGAAGTTAGCGCCGTCCCAGAGGTCGAACGGGTTCAGCGGCTTCTCGTCCGGGAACTGCGGATGCATGACTTCCTGGAGCTTGTCGAAGATCTTCTTGCCATACTTGAAGAGAAACACCTTGCCCTCGTTCTCAGGGTTGGCGGGATCCTTCAGCACGATGATGTTGGAGATGTAGGTGAGGCGACGCTTCTGCGCGCGAGCCTGACGACGCTGAGGAGAGTTGTCGTCCTCGGTAGCGTTCCAGAGCTTGGAGTTGTACTCGCCGACAGGATCCTTCTCGTTAGGACCGAGAGAAGTGCGGGAGTTCTCGATGTACCACCCGCCTGGTCCCTTGAATCCATGGTCCCAGATGCGAATGAACGGTACGTCTTCACCCTCGGTTGGAGGGAGGAAGCGAATCACGGCGTAGCCGTTACCGGCCTTGTCTACGGCCGGATACCAGATACGGTCGTCTGCTGACTGTTGATTGGTCTTGGTGTTGAGCTTATTGAGTTCCGCGGTGAGTGTCTCGAGCTGAGACGTGCGGTTCTTCTTGAGGGAAGCGAAGTCCATAGTATTCTCCGTATTGCGTTGTATATTGCGTATGCTTAATATGCGGGCTTACGCCCATTCTATATATCATGCCAGGGCAAAAGATGGAACAGAAAAATTATCAGTTCCTCACGTATTTCTTGAGAACGATCTCTCGAAACTTGTCCTTCTCGAACTTGAGAAACGGCTTGTACTTGACAAGCTTTCTCCTGATAGTAGGCCACATGACGGTGTCCTCTATCTTCTTATCCCAGGCCTCGATGATGTTGGCCAAGGAGTCTATCACTAGGATAGTCTCGGCAGACACCTTCTTCTGCATGTACATCTTCAGTAGCTGAGGGTGTTGCCCGTCTTCTACCT